TTATTTCCAGCTAAAAGCGTGCTTACCCAACAACAAAGTCTATCTACCGTTATGGCTCTCGGAGGTATAAACGGAAAAACTCGAAGATAATTAGCTTCCACTCCAACACCAGCAGTAGCCAATGCCAATATATTCTGTGCTCCAGCAGGATAACGTCTATCTAAAGTAGCTCCAGTGATAATCCCAGGTTGAACCCCCATTAAAGTCATTACATGAAGTGTAGAACTTTCAAATTCTGCTTGGGTTAATTCCGTCCCTACGGATGCATGAATTATCGGCATTTTTTCTCCTTATCCGTTCAAATCCAAATCTGCATCGGTCAAAGTATATGTTCCCTGTCCTCCGAAATTCTCTTCCGTCACGAGAGCGGCCCCATAAAAGACGCCGCCGGTCACCAGTGACCAGAAGCCGACATACAGAACCTTTCCTCCAGCGGGAACATCAAATACAGGCACATTTGAGTTGTCCATGCTTCCGCCCGATGCCACATTCCAAGTGCTTGCTTTTCTGGCATAAGCAGGACTACCGCCAGAAATCTCATTCACTCCATTTTCTCCCGGATCGGCACTGTGAAGCGAAACAAATCCTGGTGCCAATGCGTTTAACATTAAGTTTTTACCTAAAATGCTATAAGGCATGGTTTTTACCTCCTATAAATTTATTTCTCCTTCTCTGGTCTTTCGACCATCTTGTGTCTCGGAGGTTCACTAATCATCTTTGCAAACCCATTTTCTATGAGCACATGAGCAAAATCAGCAGAGACTTTCCGCCTCATTCCCACCTTCCAGCAACATCGGTATTCCTTGACGACTTCGATTTCAATCTCCATCCGGTTCCTCTTTCTTGTCTGTTTGAAAAGGCATGGACAAAAGCGGTCCACCGAGAACAGGAATAAGCGGAGCCAATTCAATCTCAAATTCGACTTCTATCTCCGCACCGCACTTAGGACATTTAACTCTCTTCTTTATTGTCGGCATCGATTGAACAGACAATCCTTGTTCCTCTTTTCCTTTTTCCATGCAAACTCCTTGCACAAAGGAAAGAAGGGGAGGCAGGGGCCTCCCCGCCTTTTCAATCCAAAGACATCAGACTAATGTAGCCTGCTTGTAGCGAGCCCTGAGCCTTAATAGCAATGCTCCGACAACGAAATTGGCTGTGGCAGTTTCAGTAATTAGAATTCCGACTCTGTCGTAGCCGGAATTCACGGTCAGTTCCTCTCCTCTTGCATAGAGGGTTGCAGTGACAGCATTAGCAGTCGTGACGACAACAGAAGTTTTGAGGTCGGCCTGCGTCCCGCCCGATCCTATCCTCTGCCTCATCTGGCAGGTAAGCGAGGCTGAACCAGTCCTGGCCCCCGTAAAGACGAGGAACCAGGCAAGGTCGTAGCTCGCCAGACTGTAATATGTCGGAGTATTCGCCGAATTGCTAAGAGTCGCCTGATTCATTGCAACATCGGTCTTGATGTGTTCAGTTGGGTCGTGTATGTTTCCCATGTTTTTCTCCTTTTAACTTGTTGCGGACAAGACGATGAATGGACTCAAGGTGTTGGCTCCCCTATGAGGAGTTATCTGGGCGTTCATAAGCGGCTGCCCATCCACCCTGAGCACGATTTTCCAAAACGTCTCATCCGTTAGAAACCCAGTGCCGCCATAATCTACCTCTCGCGAGGCGGCAATGAGCATTTCCCTGTCGGCTATTACGTAATGGCCGTGGTCAAAATCGCACAGGGCAATATCGCCCTGGGCTCCCAAAGCTTGGCACTTCTCGGTGATGATGAACGGGATTCCCCAAAGTTTCCGGTCGTTCAGGTTGAATACGGCCGCCTGGTTCGCGGCCGGAGCCGTCGCTTCGAACAGTTCGTCAAGCGCGTCGGGGTTGACCAGCCAGACCGCAGTTTCCCAACTCTGTGGCAAAAGCCTTTCCGCCATGTGTGCGATATCCGTCCAGTTTATCAGGCCAACGGCATTCCTTGTGACGGGAATAAGTGAGCCGTTGCTTGCGTGCAATGCGCCAAGTGGAACTCCAGCGCCAGAACCCCAAAGGAAATAGTCGTCCTCAATGAAACTCAGGGCTTGGCCGAATGCGAACCTCATAAAACCCCCGAATTTTCCGTAGTCGCTCTCAAGTTCGTTGGAAACCCAACATCCGCCGACCAGTTTATGGGGCGTGAGCTCAAGTTGCCCAAGGGCCGGCTTTGATATCGCCGTCGCTTTTTCCCCTTTCTCCTGAGTCCAGGTGAAGGTAATGCCGCCGAATAGGTTGGAAACCCTGCTTGTCTCTACGAGCTTTCCGATTTTCAACGAATCGCCCGTCACCTTGATGATGGCGCCTTTCGCCACCCTGTTCCTCACGATTGCGGTCTCAAGCGCAGCGTGGTAAATTTCATCGGCCCACTGCTCGGGGACCAAGAAGCCGCCCTGCGAATCTTCTCCTTCGACCATGTGGCCTGCCGTTTTTAGCCGACTGTCCCATGTTCCTTCGCCAAAACAAGCCTTGCGGACTTTGACTAGAAACTCACCTAGACTTGTGAATCCGCCCGTTCTCTCTTCTATCCTCATCTCAATTCCTCAGCTTGTCGAAGAAGCAAGGACTACAAACGGGGAAATCGTAGTGACGGGTGCGCCGGCATAACGGGGTGTGATCGTGCTTTGCGGCCAGCACTGACCGTCAACGCGGATGACGAATCTCCAGCATGTCTCGTCGGTCGTGAAAGCGACGTGCGGAGAGACATCGATTGTGATCGGCTGGCGGTCGAAGATGAGATAATACCGCATATCGAAGTAGCCGATGTCGCCCTGAGACCCGAGTGCGCGCATCTTTTCAGAAATGAAGAACGGCCTTCCTAAAATCCTTCCAGGAATCGGGTTTGCCGCACCCATGTTGTTGTTGATCCAGACTACATTCCCTCCGGTGGCCGGAGCCGCATCGCCAGACTGCATACCAATAAGATCAGGAAGGACGCCAGGGTTGATCACCCAAATCGCATATGGATGCGAGGATGGCAACATGCAGGCGTAAAGTTCTCTCAAATCCTCAAAAAAGACGCGGTTGGCAGTATTCCTTAAAACAGTCTTCAGGCAACCACAATTCTGAATCCCCAGCGGCGTGCCACCGCCGTTGCCGTTGATGAAGGCGTCGTCCTCGAAATATCCCCAAGCCGTGCCGAACATCCTCCGGATGAGAGGCTCAAGAGCTATGGCTGAATCTGCAAGGAGCTCATTGGATGTGTAGGTGATTCCTGCGAGCTTTTTGGGAATAAGCTCCATCTGCCCGAAAGTCGGCTTTGTTGCGTCTTTCGCAGCTTTCTCCGCCGTCCAAGTTGCCTGGACTCCGCCATAAACCGTTGAGGCGTGGGAGACATCATTGACAAAGGGAATTTTGACGGAATCTGTAGCAATGGAAGGGATTATTGTCGCGCCGTTCGGCCTTACGATGGCCGTTTCAAGAGCAATCTCCTGAAGGTCGGCGCGGTAAACCTCCGGCACGAGAAACCCGCCCTGGGAGTCTTCTGACTCGACCATGTGGCCGGCAGTCTTCGCAATGGACACAATATCGCCAGCCGACTTGACTATCCTTCCGTCATGGGTGACATAAGAAAGCCGCTCGTCGAGGCCGCGCCCTTGGCGGTAGCGCCGCACGGAAACAAGGAACTCCCCGAACGTCTTGAACTTGTTCGCCTCTTTCTTGGCTTCCTCGAGGGCTTTGTCTTCGGCGGGGTTAATCTTTGAAAGCGAATCCTTCAGTTGCTCTTTGAGGATGTTCTTGGCATAGTCGCCGAGAGAACACTTCACTTCCTCCATGAGACCAGTCAACTTCTTTTCGACCGATTCCGCGGCCTTCTGTTCGACAAGTGCCTGGAGTTCGCTTTCTTTCATCGTGACTTTTTGTGGTTCTCCACTCATTTTTTTCTCCGCTTACCACTGACTTTTGAATTTCAGGAGAAAATGAATCTCTTAGCACCTAATGCCTCCACAGGTCACGATCTCCACCGACTGACGACTCGGTCGCCGTCTCCGTCGGCTAATCTATCCTGCTGGCATCCCCGGAAAAGATTTCTCTTTCCCGAAGCCAGCGGGCTCAAAAGAAGGCGTCTTGAATCAGATGCCCTCTCTTGAACATCTAATACTCAGGAGCTTGCATAAACCTTTCTTTCAATTCATCCTCAATGAGATGCCTATTGAATACAAGTTCAAAATGGCATAAGCATCTTGGGCAATCGAAGGATTTCTTCCTTGTCGTCTCGTCGACTTCAATGTTCGCCTGCTTTCCACATCTCGGACATTCAATCAAGGTCTTCATAAAACCTTCCCTTGAAGCTTGGCAATGCCCAACCTGATTCCTTCTGATATTGCACTCTTCAGCTTTTCGGCATTAAGGGCTTTTTCCACCACCTCGTCTATCTTCTTCTCGATATGGTCAAGGTCAGGCCCGCCGTCTTTCTCAAACTCTATCTCCAAAGATTGCCTCTTTGGCTCTTCTCCGCCTCCGCCTTCGTCAAGTTCCAAAACATTATTGAGCGCTTCGATTGCCGCCCTGACCGTCTGCCGCTCCTTGTTCCCCAAAACCTTCTCGCTTTTCAGGGATTCGATTTGCTCTTTTAGTTCTGCGAAGGCTTTTTTCCATTCTTCGATGTCGCCAAGTTTGATGACGACTTCAAGTTTGTCGGCAGGGGATTCCTGTTTGATGTCTTCAAATAAATAAGTCCAAACTTGAAGTTCTGGAAATAATTTCCACATAAGTTCAACATTCTCTTTTTTCAAAAATGGTATATTCGTCTTGCAGATTTCACAATACTTCTTCCACTCATCAGGCGATTTCTCCCACGGCGATTCCTTGCCAAAATCTTTGTAATGTTTTCCAAGATGTGCCTCGCATCCAGCCACATCGGCTTCTGGCAAATCGGTCTGGGGTAGCCTTGCGGCCGCATTCGCCACGCCCCGCCAGACTGCCTTGTGTCCATCGGCTTTGTGATGGGGAAGTTTATATGCCGTCTTCAAATCTGGGTTCTCGGAGTCAAACCAGGTGCACATCAATTTCAAATCCTCGACTTCTGCCTTTGCCACCTCTCCAGGGCCGTCCCAGGCCTCGCCTTCGTCGGCTTTACCCAAATCTTTGTAGGGGATGACGCCCTTGCCGATTATTTCCTTTTCCATATTTTTTTCCTCCTCCGGCAGTTTAAAATCTTTATGCTCCCTTACCCATCTTTTTGCCTCTTCCATTGTCCAGTCACATTTACCCATCATAAACCTCCCGTTTCTGTAATTTTAGATAACGCATATTTTTATAAAAGTTTTCTTCTTTCTGGATTTCTTCAATTGATTTTCTTAGAAATCCTCGAATTCCTTTTTGTGCAATGGTTCTTTTCTTTTCCTTTTGGAATTTCAATGCAAGTTCTGCTTCTGCTTTTTTAACAATCAAATATGGTAAAGTTATCTCAAGAAAATTTTGTGCTACTGAAGATAATGCCATCCATTGCCATTGGTCTTTATGCCAAAGCACTTTCTTTTTTAAAAGATAAACATGGCCACCAAATAAATCCTGAAATCTACGAACTGCTTTTTCGCTGGCCATACGAACAACCACATTGAGTGCATATTGCACACCACAGGGCGTATCGAATCTCTTTGTTCTTTTTATATGGACACAACCTTCTCCGTCAAATAATCCAGTTAAATAAGCAATGTCTGTTTCAATCACTCTGCACAACTCCTATCAAAGAGATATGTCATAATTTCCTTACATGTTCCACAATATATGGCTTTAATTCCTTGGTCTTCTGAGATTGTAATTGTTCTTATCCTGTGGCCGTCATGTCCTTCGCTTACAGGAATTCTTATGTAGTTCTCGGTCGTCTCAGGTTTTGTCTCAATTTCAACTTCAACCTCTTTGTCTTCTCTTAATTTTTTTATTACTTCCTTTCCTGCTTTTACCCTAAATTCAATTTCTGCCTTTTCCTCCTCTGTGAATTCATAGGGCTTTTCATCCTTTTCAATCTCAATCTCCCTATCATCCTTTATGACCTCAATCTCAAGGTCTTTGATTAACCGCTTTGATTGAATCTTCAAAAGATTCTTTCCAACCGCCAAATTGAGAGCATATTGATTCGAAGGCACTGGGACATCGCTGTGTTCAAGCAGTATCCACGAGGAGTAAATATTCTTCGCCTTTCCGCTTTCGTCTTTTGATACTGCATAATCCTTGAGAAGCAATTCCTGCAGTTGCTCAAATTTTTCCCTGTCTTCTGGAGTGGCGCTTTCCAAAGGAATGAATCCAACCGAGCTTGCCCTCAGATGCTTGTCCTTTACGCAATTGTAAACATCATCAGCGAATTGATGACGAGCATAAAAAGTTTTCGCAAGAAGTCCTTCCTTCACTTTTTTTATCCATCTGTCCGAACCTATCGGCAAGCCAGTATAATCATGGGCGTAAAGGCTGACTGGATTATCCTGGAAATCTTCGAGTATCGCACCAGAAGGGATTAAAATTTCATTATCCCTATCCAGCCGAGGAGTCGTGATAAGGCGCACAGCTGCCCTTTCGCCTTCGCTTATCTCAATATCTTCCGGGTCGATGGTTATCCCTTTGCGAATGAATTCAATGTCCTCGTATCTTTTATGATATTTCTGGGATATTTTATGAGCAGATTCAACAAACTTGGAGGCCGCCGTCGTTTTTAATTCTTTTAATGCGATAAGTCCTTTTTCTTTGTTTCCGTAAATAATGTCTTTGAGTTTATATCTATCCGTGCGAAGTTCCATTGTTAATCTCCTTAATTTTTTCTTTTTGTGTTTTTGCTTTTATATTTTTTATGCCGATAAAAAAACTATCTCTTATTATCACTTCCGCATCTATCCATGCTCGGCATTTGCGACACGAACTATAAATAGAATATTCTCCATCCATAAGAATAAATGGCCAATGTTCAACCCTTTCCCCTTGTTTAAAAGTTAATAAATGACCACCCAATTCTTTTGTTTGAAACTTATCTAAACCATTTTCTTTTTCCTCTCCACAAAGAGAACATTTAATGGATTCTTTTAAAATAAAATTATCATATAATCCCATCAAATCACCTTCGCAATTTCCTTAAAATTTGATTTTTTCACAGGCAATTTTATCCAGAAGCCGTTGATGAAGGCGGCCTGCTTTTCCTCAAAGTAAGCCCCGATAGCACAACGACATTGAGGATGCAAAGGAGGTGTCAACCCTTCTCCCTCCACATCGTAATCAGACTCAAAAAAGTCTCCATCTATGCCGATAACCTCTCCATCAAGAGCCTCGCATTCCTCGCAGGTATTATCATCGAGATAAGTAATCCAGATTTTCTTCTCCACAACCCCCGACTGCCGATATGCCTCAAGTGCTCCCTGATTAGAAGCCCTCAATGTCTCAGACCTGGCTATCATCTGAGAACGGTAGCGGGACCAGTTGTCATAAGTTTCATTGATCCGCCTTGCCAGTTTGGGAACTCCCTCGCCGGCTTTTATGCCTTCAAGCAATTGCTCTCTCAGTTTTCCGATATTCACCTTCTCAAGATTCTCTGAGAACTTGGGGATGTATTTCTTTATCCACGCCTCGACCTCTTCACTGCTCATATTGAAAAAGATATCCATGCCGAGCCTTTCGAGTTCCTCTTGGCCTCGCTCGCCAAGAATCTGAATGTAGATTGCAGTCGTCGAATCTGCCAACCGTCTGCTCATCTCTCCAAAAGGATAGAGGACTGAGTCGACCAAATCCTCTTCGCCGCCTTTCATAATCCAGGACTTTTTTACCTTCTTTAAATTCGCAAGAAGTATCCTCCGCTCCTCAGCCCAGACTCCCTCTACGGCCTGTCTGAATCTTTTCTCGTATCCGGTCAATGCCTTGAAGATGGAGTCGAATATCTGCTTATGAGTCAAAGAGCCAAGATTTAGTGCGGATTTAACTTCCTCGCTGATGACTGCCTTGATATGCTTTACGACTTCCTCATGGCAGCAGTCATAAATGCAATCCGATGCAATGGATGAGGCGATGGAATCGATAATCTGCTCGGTCATGGTCATCTCAACAACCTTTCCCTTATAATTTCCTTCGCTCTCTTCGCTATCCTCTCAGCCTGCCCCGCTTCACCTCCGTCGCTAACCGGCATAACCATCGCAGGAAACCAGGCCTCGTCTCCCCAGGCGACGGGTTCCTTGCCCTCTTCCGCCCTGACTTCGTTCCGCTTCGTTATATTCTCCTTCACATATTCGACATTCTTCCGCATGGTGAATTCCTTATCTTCCGGCACAGGATCATCGAAGGCGACGAAAAGTTTTTCATCGTAGCGTGACACAATCCGCTCGTTCATCTTCTCCTGAATCCGCTGGCAGCGCGGGTTTATTCCGAATTTCGCGTGAAGATAAATCGCTGCGTCCGCCACCGCCCTGTTCGACGACTCCGAGATGAACATGCCTTCAGGAATGTCAAGTGCAGCCATAATGACTGTGCGATTGAGTTTTTGCCCCTCGATAAAGCTTATCTCCTCCGGCGTCATTGAGTCCTTCGTATGTTTCAATCCTTTTGGAAGGTAAAGAGTTTTCCCAGCCTTCTTGACCCCCGAATGCTCTTGCCTTAGCTTTTGCTTTATTCTCTCTCTCTCAGTTTCGCCTATGGTTTCCGTCTCCTCGACGACTCCCCCCACCCGGGCCCTGTTTTCAAGGATGGCCTGCTCAAATTCATTCATCTGAGATTGGATATAAACCTCCTCGGCTATGCCCCTGACGATTGAGAAGCCGGTGAAGGTGTTGTGTGGATTCGGATATACGAACATGACGACATCATCGACTGGCAGATTTGCCGTTGTATTGCCCCTGATATATTCATAGGATTCAATCGCCTTGTCTAAAGTCTTCCCAAACTTAGGGTTTATGAACTGCGAGGGGATTATCCAAATTTGCTGAGGAACAGAAGCCTCGCCCATCTTGACCGACGGCAGATACCAGTAGCATTCGCCAGTGAGGTCCAGGAACATCGTGGTCAACTCCCAGAGGTCGAAGCGGTTGTTGTAGGGATTGACGTTTTTCAAGATATCCATAAATGGATGCTCGATGACCTCCTCCACTTCCGCCGCTTTGGACAACCACGGCTCAAGGCCAGCATTCGACTGAAGCCATTTCAGCCGCGGCTTGTCTATCGCCTTTGTCCTAATTGTCGAATAACTTTTGCCTTTCGATTCCTTCGCCACATAGAGCCTGAGCGGAACGGAGGCGACGCCCTGGCCGTTGAACTTCGAGCAGATATAGAACCAACTCTTGAAGTATTGGACGAACTGCTCTTTGGATGCGGGCTTCTTTCCCTGAGCGACTCCCTCGCCCCAGGCTGAACCCCACCCTCCCCATGCCGTCTCATCCATCAGCGACGGCCTTGCCCCTGATGTAGAGAACGCGCTTTCTATGCCTTTCTGGTAAAGGCCGATTGTCTTGCCTAGGCCGTAGACAATCTTTTCGATGATGTTCATATCCTCATTCCTCTGGTTGATTTTGGATTAGGTTGAAAATGCCTTCATAAATCGTTTTATCCTCTTCTTGTTCATCTATTAACCCCTCCCATTCATCTTCAATTAAATCATGCCAATATTTTATTTTTTCAAGCATTTTCTGTTTTATTAATTTTTCCATCTTCTCCTCATATCCATTCAATCGCACTCGCCATGCTTCCGCTGAAATCAAGGCCAAGTACAAGATAACCCAAGGTGTCCATGCAATGGTCGTCCTCTTTGACTGGCTTCTCTTTGGCCTTGTCGTATCTGTAAAGGCTGAACTCGTCTATGGTATGGATGCAGGATTTGAAGACCTTGAGCCTTATCGAGCGATTCTCGTCTGTTGATGGTCTTATCCTTGCGTTTATCCGTTGAATTCTCATGTCGACATCGTTGTTGCCCGGCTTGACATCGAATCCCATGTCAATCATCTCTTTCGTCTCCTGCAAGCCGGAAGGGTCGGCGAAATAAGAAATGTCCGGATTGAGATATTCGGCGTGCTGTTTCAAAAGACAACGGTCGGCATAACGTTCTTTGTAGATATAAAGCACATCGTCAGGATTCAATGCACCTTCCAAGGCCACGAATGGGTTGTTGTATCCCCAGTCTATGCCTCCTGCCTTTTTCCAGTCGACGGGAATGGCGAAATCGTCACAGATGTTATAAGAATTGAAATCCGCATAAATGAGTCCTTCAGCTTTGCCGAATATACCTTCATATCTGAGCTGAAACTGCATCGGGGTCAGCATTCGCCTTGCCCTCTCATATTCCTGCTTTGGAAAATAAGGACTATCGACTGAACGAAACTGAATAAAATCAATATCCCCATCCTCTCCCCTCAACCTTCGTTCTTTGTCCTTCTCCAGCTCGCGGTGAATCCAGTTCAGACTGATGGGGGTGAATGTGCAGAGAATCCTTCCCTGCGTCCTCGAAACTCTGCCCTGCATCATCAGCCAGATATTCGCCTTCATCAGGCTGGCCTCGTCCGCCCAGATAGCCTTGGCTGTGATACCCTCGATGGATTCCGGCTTGTCTGCGGATCGCAAGAAAAAGCATCTGCCGTCTATTGTCCTGAATGCCGATTCCGCTTTGTTTAATTCTCCCCACCTCGGAGGGACAAGCTCCATGAATTTCTGCTGCGTCGACTGGTTAAGCATCTTGTATGTCGGGCTTATGATGAGATAGTCCCCGGGACCCTGCTCCTGTGATTCGTTCATTATCCAGAGCGAGCCGAAGGTGGTCTTGCCGGACTGGACACCGGCGCAGAAATAGACAAACCGCTTCCTCGACATCCATGCCCTCGACTGGAATGAATGGAGCCTTATCTCATTTTGCTGGACCAACTGGGTCTGCACCTTCCGGACCTCCGTCTTTCGTTACGATTACCCTCAAGGGATGGAATTCATCACCTTGGTGGACTGTCTTTTTCGGCATCTCAAAAATAAACCCTAAGCTCTGCATCTTCTCGATGTAATCCATTTCTATGTCCCAAGCAAGTTTAGTATCGCCCTTCTCTCTTGCCAACCGTTGATATTCCTCTTTCTTTTTTTTCAAGGAAACGGCAAGAATTTTCACGTCTATCTCTTCAATTTCCCATGCGGATTTCTTAAGGATTTCCCTTTTCATCCGGCTGATATGGGTGTCTGATACACCGATAAGGTTGGCTATCGTCCTGTTGGATATATGGCTTTGCTCTTCAAGATAATATTTGACGATCAACCTTCGTTGATGGGTAGTAAGTTGCGAAGGTTTAACTTTCTTGTCTTCAATGGCTTTTATCAGGTTTTCTATTTTCATTTTTAACTCAAATTGCCAATCTCTTCATCAATCGAATCCTTCTCCAGTTCCATAATGACGACCATGACATTCTTCTTTGGTTGCTGAAGCTTGTTTATCTCATTCAATACTTCATCACTAACCGCTTTGTCTTGAAGTCTCAAAGTTATCCAGGCTTCTTTATCTCCGCTTACAAGGCTCTTTATTTCCGTCTTCTTTATTAGCGCCTCAAAAGCT